ATGTCTCCCTCCGTGCCCTGGAGGTGTCCATCTGTGAGCCACTTCTGATAGTGCCGGTTCTCAACGTCTTCGATTCGGTCTTCCGGCAGGTAGTGACGCCCAAAAACGAACCACTCTTCCCCGCGCCGGAACACCTTGACCGCCGATGCAATGTCGATCTTTGAGGCGAGGTCGAGGCCCATCCAGCACGGCTCGCCGGCGAACTCATCCTCCGTCATCTCCCGCGCCTGACGGTTCCATGCCTCCATGTTCATCCACGCCTCCCGCGCCTGCACCCAGACGTTCAGGTGCTTAGTCTTGGTAATGTTCTGCCGGCGGCTGTTGGCGACCGCGTCCCGTATCTGGCGTCTCAGGTAATCACCGTCGACCGAGACGCCGATGTTCGGGTTAGCCTTGATAAGGGCTTCCTCTGACGTCCAGTCGTCATCTTTGTCAATCGTGTAGATGATGCCGAAGAGCTCGTCGTTTTTGAGTGTTCCCTCCAGCGTTCGTATGACGTCGGAGCGCAGCTCGTAGCACGGCCCCGATATGTCAGACCCCGCTGTCGTGATCACCCACATGAGCGGCTGTTCACGTGCGCCCATGCCGGTCTCCATCGAGTCGTAGAGGTGGTCGGTGGCGTGCTCGTGATACTCGTCCACGATCGCGCAGCTCGGGCTTGCGCCGTCACCAGGCTTGCCGATCAGAGGCTCGAACTTCGATCCGTTTTCGGGGATCGACAAGTTAGAAGCCATCACCTCGACGCCGAACGCCTCCCGGAACGCCTCTGTCTTACGTGCCATCCGCTGCGCCGCCGTAAACACGATTTTGGCCTGCTTCTCGGTGGTCGCTCCCGAGTAGACCTCCGCACCATGCTCGCCGTCGGCGGCAAACATGTACAATGCCACAGCGGCAGACCACTCACTGTTGTGCGTCGGGATCATCTCCCGACCACAGAGAAACAGGCTCGAAGGTGCATCAACCGTGATACACCGGACGGGCACCGACTCCACGGGCTCGATGGAGACGATGTGCCGGTAGCTGCTGCGCGTCGGGCGGGCGGGCGTGGGCTTCAGTCGCTCTGCCTTTCGGGCGCGCCGGAATGCCGGGCGCTCCCGATAGGCCCAGAACTGCACTCGGTACTTCTCTCCGCAGTCCTTGCCGTCGATCGTCGCGCGAGCGGTTTTCACGCTGGGCTTGTATCCCAGGGACAAGGCGAGTTCGAGGAACCCATCTCGAAGGGCCGGGGAGGTGGTCGTGAACTCGCATTGCCCTGCCTTCGATGCGTACCCGTCTGTATCCATCAGCCCCTGAAGCAAGGCGAGCCGCTGCGCCTCGGAGGCGCGCAGGTAGGGCGCTGGGATGTGCTTGTTACCCCAGACGCCGAGCGCGCGGAGCTTGCCGCGAACCGAGTGCTTCTTGCTGTGCACGTGGCCGGGCGTCGTGAGGTAGAATGCGCCGCTGTTCTCGTTGGACGTGCTCGTCTCGTTCGCATCCACGCCGCAGCGTCGAATCTCGTCAATGAGATCGAGGTCGTCGTACGAGCATGTGATCAAGGCATTCGTGGACGAGCCGTCGCCGAGCCAGCACCCGAACACGTAGGGGTGAATCGGGAGGTCCGCCTCTGGTAGCCGCAGAGGCCCCGCCAGTCGCACCCGGTGATTTCGCTCCGTTCGCCCGCGCCTATCAATCTCAACGTTCTCGGCCAACTCCCGCGTCGTGCGAATCAATTCGTTGGGGCGGCGGATCTCGTCCATCGTCATCCCGGCCGTCTCCGCGCCGCCCGGGCGCCCGGTGCGTCGGCTCTGCACGGCCCACAGGTGCTCGGCATCCGCGATGATCTCCGCCCCGTCCGAGAACGTCACGCGGTAGCAGTCATGACCGTGCATCACGTCCGTGGCGCGAGTTACACGAGTAGGCTGCCCCTCGTCATCGAACACGTAATCGCCCGGCTTGATTTCGCCCATCGTTGTCCATCCGCCCGGTGTGGGAATCGGCGTATCGAGGGCCAGAGCCTTCCCATTTTTCCTGGGCACCTCAACATACACGATCCGATAGCGCCTCAGGCCATCACTCACGCGCTTCCACCCGAAGACGCATGCCGTGATGAACACCTGCCAGTCGCTCATTCGGATCGTACGCCCCTCACGAGCCCATTTCCCCTTTGTGAAGGGCATGAGTTCGATGATTCGGCACGCAACGATCGCCGCTGTCTCGTCAAAAACAAAGGGGAAGTCATCACCGCCGGATGCAGCCGCAAGGTCATCCAGGTGCCGGCGAGCCGCCTGCTTCACGTACTCACATGCAGGCACCGTTCCCCGAAGCACCCGCTCCGCGTACTCGTTCGCTATGTCTACATAGTCGCGGATCATTTCTTACCGCCGGCGAGCGCATCAAGAAACGCGTTTCCTGATCCTTCTTTCTTCTCCGGCACGCTGATCCGGGTGCGGTCGCTCGGACTCATCCCGAACAACGCCCCGAACTTGTGCAAATCCTTCAGCGCCTGTGTCATGTAAGACATCTCAGGATTCTGGGCGCGATAACCAGTCTCGGTCACCTGGACATCCCCGACCTCAGCAACGCGGCGCCGATAGTACCAGAATCGACCGAAGGCATCACAGTACGCGACGAGATTAGCGCGGTCGATTTCACTGAGTAGCTTGAGGTCCGCCAGGTGGGGGGCCACCCTGTCCCACTCGCGAATTGCCTCCCTCCCCCAAGGCACGACCTTCCCCAGCCATGTCGGCCGGGTTGGTATGCCGGTTTCCGGCTGCGGCTCATTCGCCATAGCTCGATCAGGGCGAAACGTACCCTGTATGAGCTTCATCTGTGTCGGTTTGCGCGGCCTGCCCCCTTTACCCATCTTGATCTCGGCGGAAAGCCCCCCCTTCGAGTTTTGACGGCGTAAAAATTTGACGGCCCGTACGGTCACGCTGGGGGGTGTCCTGGACTTTTGACAGGGCTACCCTCCACATTGACTCGATCAGGTCCAACTGGCCAGCAATCGAGGCGCCCTTTGCGTGGTTGCATCGACGGCAGGCACACTGCACATTTCCATACGTGTGGCTTCCCCCCAATGATAATGGGATCACGTGATCAAGCTCTGGTGCACGCTCATCATGGCTACCCCGAAGGCGCCGAGGTGTCGCAACCCCGCATAGCTGGCATCGCCACTTATCTCTATCAAAGATGTCATATGGATTAATAGGATCCGCAACCGATCCGCGCTTCCTCGCGCGGCGCCGGGCTTTCATTGTCCTACGGCCCGCACGCTTCGCGCATGTCTTAGAACAGTATACTCTGCGCTTATCTCTGTATTCGGGATTGAACACTACCCCGCACTCCCTGCATTTGTACGATGGAGCCACGTAGTCATCTTCCAACCTCGCCAGGGACCTGACCCTCTTAGCCTCTCGCGCGCACTCATCAGAGCAATAAGCCTTCGCCTGACTACCAATAAAGAATACATCACAATGAACACATGTCTTGCGACGCGCCGCCATGCGCCGATGTGCTCGAAGCTCGCCTACAAGCTTCGAGCGATTCGCCCTGTAGGCATAGGCGCAGTCACGTGAGCAATAGGTCGTGCGGTCTGATGCCTTGGGTGTGTAATTCCTTCCACAGTGGCTACAAGCGGACAATCCTCTGCCAACAAATGACTCATAGCAGTCTCGGCCACAGTAGTGCTGCACCTTCTTACTGGAACGGAAACTGGCCTTGCAGTTTTTGCACTTATGTACGTGCCTGCCCCGACAATCCGGAGAGCAATACTTCTTCCGACGATGGTGCGTAAAGCTCGCACCACATCCCCGACACGTGAGCGCCTCTTTCATCGAACCCCCTCCCCCTCGCGCGATCGCGTGCGGCCGAAGCCGCCGTTCTCTGCCGCCGTCTTCGACGAGTGACAGCTCTTGCACATCGACTGGAGGTTGCTGAACGCGTGCGTGCCGCCGGCTGCCAGAGGCGTGATGTGATCGACCTCGGTGGCGGCACCGCCACACGACACGCACAGCGGCTCGGCTCTTAGTTGCATCAATCTGATCTTGCGCCACCGAGCATCGTAGCCGCGTGCTGCCGTCTTCGGACGCCTCGCATCATATGCGCTGCGGTGTGCCTGCTTGGCTACTCTCGCATGCTCAGCGCAGTAGTTCGAGCCCCGCACGGCCGGCGAGGAACAGAGTTGATATGAGCACGCGCGTTTAAGTGTAGGCATCACGCGTCCTCCATCCATGCGGTGTCGATCGGCTGATACCCACCAGGCGAATATCTCACGCGCCTCTTGCCGCACCGCTTGCATGCCTGGTACCTGGTCACACCGGTATCACGGCGTGTCACCCATCTGTGGATATGCAGCGTCAATATTTGTAACCGCGAGGCCATCGGCACAAAACAAAAAAGGCGAGACCGGAAGAGACAATCGTCTCTCACAGCCTCGCCTAAATGCGAGTGAGTGATCCTCGATAGGATCTATGTCTTACCGCTTACGCCGCCTCTGACTCGGGCAGGGGCAGCGATACGAAAAGTTTGAGCTCCACGTACTGCTTCTTCCGCCGCCTGTCCATGCGCCTCGTGACTCCGCTGAGGCGCATGCCATGCAGCACGCTCGCGTTGAACGCGTCGACCTCGCGATCATCAAGATCGCCCAGTGCAGACAAGAGTCGGTCCGCTTCGCTCATTTACACCTGTTGCAACGTCATTATTACTTACTAAGTTGCGTAACAGGTGCTTGCAAATCAAGTGCTGATCACATCTCGACCATGCGAATGCGGCCGTTCGACACATAGAACACGTGTTCGGCCAGGCGTTGAGCACCGAAGGCGTTTGCTCCGCGCCATCTACAGGCTGTCATCCACCCCTCATCTGTGCGTTGCAGCTCCGTACACCGGTCGATCTCGACCGACTTTGGGTCGTGCGCGATCTCGCGAAGGTGGTAGCGGATCTCGACATAATCTCCGCGCAGGCCGCGCTGCGGAGCCCGGCCGTGCTTCTCGACGAATGCCGCCTCGGCTCGCTCCTCGGCGGTCGGCACCTTTTCACGCGCCGGAGGAGGCGTCTTCTGCGTCTGTTCGGTTGGCTCAACAAAAATCCCAATCAGCAAAAACAGAATGATGATGCCGCCGCCGAGGCGCAACCCTCGCTGAGATGCCGACATGTCTTTCCACTTCGTTTTACTCATGATCTGTCCTCATTATTCATTTTTCTGGATATCATTTCGATCCATCATCCGCGCCACGTGCACGGTTACCGTCTGCAGGATCGCGAACGGTGTGTCGGCCGGGTAGAGCACGCGGCCACGTATCCGCACCCGCACCGTGGCACCTGTTGCCTGATCCTCGAACATATCATCTGCAATATGCCTCAGTGTCTGCGATGCGTGTGCCGGGTTATCGCTGATGATGCGCAAATAGCCGCCGCCAAAGCGTTCAATTCGTTTGACGATCTCAGCATCCACATCGTCCAGCCATAGTACATATCGGCCACCGCTGCCGACTTCTGAAGTCCGCTCCACAAATATAGGCGATCCATCGGGTAGCCATGGCTCCATGCTCGAGCCTTGAACGCGCGTCCAGTATGCGCTTTCGGCTTCGACGCGCCTGCCGCCGGCCCATGACGCGGCGACGTCTACAGGTACGGTTATCCGCCGGCCGCCATCCCACTGCACACCCGCACCGCCGGCACCGGGGCCG